AGGCGCGACACTATTGGAATATTCTCCAATTTAATTATGTAGCGAAGTCCAGCAATCAGCAAGGCGATAGATCCTAATACTGAGGCTACTAGGGTTGCTAGTTCAGCTGCGACCATTAACGGACTTTGCCGTAACGCTCGTAGTTAGGGTTAAGCCAATTGATAATGCTAGGCAAGACTGATACGAGAGCTGCATTGGCAATTGCATTTACATCTAGGCCCACTGCTAGATAGGTCGCTAGCGCCGTTGCTAAGAATGTCTTTGCCCAGCTCTCTGCCATTTTTTTTAGGTCGCTCATTTGATTCTCCTTCTAAGTTAAACCAGCTGCCGTCTTTGTCTCCCAAAGTTGTGAATGAAATATGGAAATGCGACCGGTGAGGGTTAGCGCCTTTGTAAGGTCGGCGCTTCCATCCCAATATCGGACTCATAATCTTTCCATCGTAGATTATATATTTAATTCGCTTATCGCCCTTCTTGGCTAATTTGCGAATCTTCTCAACTAGCGCGTAAGCCTCTTCTTTGTGAGCTGATAAGTCAGCATCAATATCTATAGCTCTAACGATTCCATCGACTGGTATATGGTCAGAACTACCTTTAGCAAGGTGGCGAGCATCAGCAATCCAGCCGTCAGACTTCCTATCGCGATCAGGATAATCATCATCGATTTGCTCCCGAAGCTGAATACCTGCTGCACATAATTTAGCCATTTACCCACTCACATAAATCTTCATCCCAAGTCCAAAAACCTTCTTCAGGCATTGGTGTTGGTGGTTGCCAATCAAACTTCTCATCTAGCGACCAAGATGGGTAAGGCTTTGGCGCAATAAATACATCATTTACGGAATCATAAAAATATCCAATGCCTGCAAATCTCTGGCGTATATTGCCGTTATATGAAGTGCGTTTGCAGGTTTGACCTCTAAAATTGCCATACCAAGTTTCTGTGTCTAAGCCTTCAATTAATTCGGTTTCATCAATCCCTACAATAACTTCGGTTACTAAATTGTTTTCGTCTAAAAATGCGTAATGCGCCATTATGCCCAACTCACATTCCCTGTGCCAGCAGTAATTGTTGCAACTTTGTAGCCACCACTAGGAGCACCTTCTGATCCTGTTAAACCTGCACCGATAGTTATAGTTTTACTGTCGGGGTATCGCAAAATTACTACACCGCTACCACCTGCCGCACCAGCAGCAGCGTAAGCAGCACCACCGCCTCCTGCGCCTCTGTTAGCAGCTCCAGCAGTTGGACTTGTGCTACTACTTCTAGCGCCACCATTACCGCCTCCGCCTGCACCACCTGTGCCTGCAACATCTCCAGAATTTGTTGCCGCTGCACCACCACCGCCACCTGCGTAAGTAACTGATGATCCAGTAATTGAAGTTGCTACACCTGCACCGCCGTTACCGCCCGTGTTTTCAGCGCTTGGCGTTACGCCAGCATTATTAGCACCGCCACCGCCGCCACCCGACGGCGTACCGCCTGCATAATAACTAGCGCCGCCATTACGGCCTTGGTTAGCCGTTCCAGTTCCACCGCCTCCAGTATTAGCGCCACCGCCACCAGAGCCGCCATTACCTCCAGTTTCAAAACCTCCAGAGCCGCCACCGCCACCGCCACCGCTTGAAGTAATTGTGGAAAATACAGAATTGTTACCAGCAGTTCCCCTTGCGCCGCCTGATGCTCCACCTGCTCCACCTGCACCAACTGTTACTGTGTAATTTGTGCTAGGTGTAATACTTAAAGCTGTTTCTAAACTACCGCCGCCTCCAGTTGCCGTAACTGTGCAACGCAGACCACCAGCGCCGCCACCGCCTGTATAATAGCCGCCACCGCCGCCCGCGCCGCCTGCTACTGTTAAATAATCAACGCTTATAGTGCGCGGATAATTTTGTGAAGCGAAAATCCCGAGTAAAGTCATTAGGCAATATCTCCCAAAACATACCAAGTGTCAGTTGCCACCTTAATGCAAGAAGCGGCTGAATACTGCGCCCTCAATTTAGGTGCTATGGCAGAAGCTCCTGTTGATGAGATCGTAGTAGTGCCTGAAGTGACTGCCTTAATTGTGGTCTGACCTGCACCGATTTGAATAACATTGATTACTGTGCCAACTGGGAAAGCAACATTGGCATTGGTTGGAATCTGAAAATCATTGGCAGAACCAACGGACATAGTTACCAGTTTTTGATCTGCGTCTGCTAAAACTACTGTGTAAGTTGCAGTTTGAGCATTAAGCGTTACTTTACTTCCAGCTGCATAGTCATAAGACAAAGTCAGCGCGCCAGAAGTGCCACCACCCGTTAAAGGGCTATTGGTATTGACTGCGGTTATATCGCCTTGGTCATTTGCTACCCAGACAAAATCTAAATCTGTATTTGAATTCTTTGCAAGTATTTGACCGCTAGTGCCACCCTTCAAATCAAGAAATGAGGTATCTACCCCATTGCCAAGGGTTCTAATGGCAGCTGCTCCATCTTTGACTAGATCAGTATCAGCTGGAGTTGTCCAGCCAAAGTTTGTTGTTGTTGGCATATTTTCTCCTTATGCAACTATTGTAGCGTTGAGCCAGTATAAAGCTGGGTTAATTGTGTTCCAAGACTCAGCGGCTGGGACTGAGTTCCATCTAAACGCCTGAAGGCTAAAAGCGATAGGCGATACATTTAGAGTTAGGTTGAGCTGATTTAGGCTGGCAGTCCAAGTCCATCCTTCAACAAATCCTTGAAATTCTCCACCTACCATATTGGCTGGCAAATTGATGATATTAAGAGGCTGGCCCATAAATACGCCAAGAAGGTTATCTCGGTCTGAATTGTCGATTTCACCGCTGGCTATTGGGAAGGTTATTTGTCTCAAGGCGAATTGAGGATAGGCGCGGATGAGTAGATAGAAGGCTGCCTGAGCCTCAGCATCGTGTTTATGGCGAAGTGTGGTCGATATGGTAGAAGCTAAAAGGCCATATTCTTGAATTGATGCCAAATCCTCATCTGTTACTTCTGCCCCTGAAGTTCCGTAGCCAATGGTTATAGAATTTCTAACATCTCCAGCTCTTTTAAGAATTGAAAGTCCAGGCCCAATTGAATGATTGCCATCTAAATCGACATAGCCGTTAGTTGCTAGATATTGCGATCTATGCGTTGAATCTGCATAACCAATTCGGCCTTGATTATCTTCATATAAATATCCAAGTCCGCTAGTCGCAAAGCGAGAAGCAAGATTATAAACTGTATCGTTCAAATTGTTTTCTGAATGAAGCTCGTAATCCCCCGGAGTATCAATCTCACCTAATCCGCTATTTTCTGCATCTTGCCATTGAACCAATGGGTCATAGCCATTCCAAGTTTCAGCAGCTGGAACTTCATTCCATTGATCGAATAGGACTGTGCTAAGAAGTTCTTCGATTCTGTCTCCATCAAATTGATGAGCAAAGTTGCCCGTATAAACGGCGCGGTTAAGCCTTGCCAAAGCTCCAACGGCTACTATTTTTATTTGCTGACTTGTCGCAGTAGAGCCAGAATATTGAACTGTTATGCCTAAATCTGTAATAAAACCGCCAAATAAATTTACATAGGTTGCAGCAGAATTTTGAACTTCAATTGTTACTGCATCATTTACTTCAAAAGGTATTGCTGCCTCAGCAGTTTCAATAAGCGTAAGATTGCAATAACCAGCAATTGGCTGAGAATAAATATCTGTGCGACCAGAAGTAATACTCAAGCCACTTAGAGTCGCGTTAGTTACTGTAGATCCATTAACCTTTACGCGATAAACGGGATTCCAAGCGGTCATTGAGGACTCTGAGTAACTAGGCTCGAGCCACCGCCGCCAGTTCTGCGCTCTGTATTATTGAGCGCCAAGATAACTGCTCTAGTAAATCCTTCTTCATCAATAGCTGATGGAGCATTTACATTGACTATTACATTACCGCGCTCTTCGCCTGCTCTTACGGCAGCAACATTAAATCCAGATGGAATTGCATTACCGCTTGGGACTAGCGTCGATGGGGCGCTAGGAGTCGAAGCCGATGGAACGCTTGGAGTTGTGGATGGCTTAGGAGCTGCTGGGACGCTTGGGCTTGGAGCAGTAGCAATCTTTGGAAGTGTTGAGCTGCTTGGAGTGCTGGGGGCTGAGAATGATGGCTTAGAAATAGTAGATACATTAGGCAGAAGTGGGACTGCATTATAAGCGCGAATAAGGACATTAATTGCGTCAATAGCAAAATTAACTGCGCTCTTAATTCCATTAACTACTGCGCCAATAACATCCAAAATACCACCAGCAACTTTGCCGATAAAGCTAAGTGCTGCGCCAAGGTTATTGATCAATACCGGAACTACAAAATCTTTAATAAAGTTATAAAGAATAGTTAATGATTCTTTATTTCTAGCAATAGCATCGGTAACTGGTCTAAGCGCTGCATCTTTGAATTCGATAAATTTAGGAATAACTGTATTAATAAAATAATCTAAAAGCCTTTGGAGAGTAGGCAATAAAGCAGCTCCTACTGATTCTTTAGCTTCGTCAAAGCCCACTTTGAGTCTTGCTATTTGACCTTCAAAGGTATTGGCTTGAACTGTTGCTGCACCGCCAAAGGTTTCGGCTAATTGCTTTACTGTGCCTTCTAATCCAAGGGTTTTAATTTCGGCAGTTGATAAGCCAACACCTAAACGGCTTAGAGAGCTAGTATTGCCTTCGTAGGCTTTACCCAAAGCATTAGATACTGTTTCAACACTTTTGCCAGTAGCAGCTGAAATATCTAAGGCTAGGTTCAATAAATCTTGGGACTTTGTTACTGATCCTGTGGCAGTTGCTAGGCGCTGGAGTGCTGGGCGCAATTGGTCATCAGCAACGCCAGTAGCAAGAGAAGTCTTAAGTATCTGCTCCTCGACTGCTGAAATTTGCGCATCGGTTGCAGCAGTAACATTCTTAAGGGCATTGGCTAAACGAAGCTGAGCAGCTTCATCTTCAATAGCTGACTTAACGCCATCAACGGCTAACTTGACTGCATAGGCCGCTGCTGCTGCCGCTGCTGCTGCAAAGGCTGCTGCTGCGACTTTGCCAAACTTCTCTAACTTACCGCCAAAGCCTTCGACCTCTTTAGAGCCAGTATCAAGATTTTTCTTGAGGTCAGCAACATCAGCAAGAATGGAAAGTTTAAGTGTTCTACTGCCAGCCATTACTTATCCCACTCTTTCAATATCTTGGAAAATGCTTCTTGCCATTTCTTAATCAATTCAGGCTGAATCTTAC